ATAAATGTCGTCTCCAGCACCCATTACATATTATTCATATGTAACTATTTATTCCACCACTGGGATTCTCCCTCGTCATACTTCTCTCCAAACTTGTCGAGGTCTTCCATTCTCTTCTCCCAAGTGTCGCCACCTTCAGCGCCTTTCATGGGATTGATACATTGGAAGTCTCCCAGTTTATTACATACCAAACCAGCGAGATCTTTCTCACTACCTTTTACACCCGTACCAGACCACCGATGTTCTCCGTTGATCCAGGTCGCCCCACACTTGGGACATTCTGCCCTACTCATAGAGAGGTCAGAAAATTCTCTGGATGTGTCCATTTGGTTTTTTCCGTAGGTTATTGTTATTATAGTCTATCTAGTAAAAAATAGTGTAAAGAATGGCTACGATTTGATAAGGATCCTACATGTTTTCGAATTTATATTCTAATATCATCCGATACATAGAATCTCTCAAGTACCATAGATGTTCCTGCTCACTCGGATGGCGTGATGGGGAACCTTCCCAGTTCTCAATTCTTTTTAGGATACAGTGGTGTAGAAGTTGTATGTCTTCTATGGTTAAATTGACTTGGTAGTCATAATCTAATTCATCATCATTCATGGATTGTCACTGTCTATGCCTAGGTCATTCAGGTAATCAATCCACCACTGTGGATCCTTCTGTCGTTTCCAGTTAGGAACTGGAAGACCGAGTTCAGCGTAATGCTCCTCTAGAGCATCATCTATAATCTGTACGATCTCCATATTCCTCTTCCTCTTCATCAACGTCAGCATATGGATTCTCCAGGAAGGGTCCTCGTTTTCGTAAAGGTTCTTGTCTGACATAATCCTGTTCAGCATTTACGGCATCGACCCAAACAGCAAGTTTCATCACGATGAAGATGATGATGAGGGGTGTGAAACACCCAACTAAAATTACGGGGTTCATTTGTGACTCCTAGAGAAAGGTTCCCAGTGTTCCCAACCATATTTATGTACGAGGTGCATACCTACGATAGGAACGAATACAAGACAAAACCCCATGACGCCTAAGCACCATGGAGTTTGCATAACAGATCTAACGAACAGTTGAACGTGGTTCATGCTGGATAATCCCAATCAGTGATACGATCTACTTTGTACTGTGGTCCCCACCCGCCAGTATAGATGTAAGGAACAGTACGAATGGGACAGCTGTCACCAGTACAGAGAAGATCATCAACGATCCTCCATGACTCCATGACTTCATCAGCGTGTACAAAGTGGGACTGGTCCCTATTGATAACGTCAAAAAGAAGTTTTTCATAACCATCTATTGCTCTGTCCTGTGGATAGTCATGGGTGAGTGTTGCCACTTCCAAGTCGTCATTGAGCCCAGGTGACTTAATATCCATACGGATATCGAGATGAGGATTAGGCTGTAGACGCATGACGATACGGTCTTTGACTTCTCCTTCATATAACTTTAGCGGTGGTGCTTTGAGTTTGATGACTACCTCTACACATTGATATGGTAGTTTCTTTCCTGTCATGACGTTAAAAGGAACGCCCTCCCAACGCCAGTTATCGACGAAAAGAGAGCCAGCAAAATAGGTAGGAGTACCACTGTGAGGATCAACGCCCTCTTCGCTACGGTAGCCATCGTACTGTCCAAGAATAATGTTCTCGCTCATTCTAGTAGCGGCGAGTACCTTTGTCTTCTCACGTCTGATTTCCCTTGCATTCATCTTGCTTGGGGGTTCCATGGCGATCAACGCTAGAACTTGTAGAATGTGGTTCTGTAGCATGTCACGTACAGCACCAGCAGTCTCATAGTATTGTGAGCGACCTTCACATCCGATAGTCTCAGAAGCAAAGATTTGGATCTCGTCTATGTACTGACGATTCCAAAGTGGTTCAAGCAGAATATTACTAAACCTAGTAGCAAGTATGTTATTAACAGTATCTTTGCCAAGATAATGGTCAATGCGATAGACTTGTTTTTCGCGTAGATGTCGCTCCACCACTGACTGTAAATGATCAGCAGATTTAAGATCGTGCCCAAAGGGTTTTTCAATAACCACACGCGATTTTTCTGGGTCATCTAAACATCCTGCCTCCTTGAGATTAGTAATTGCATCTGCATATCTCTCTGGTGGGACAGAGAGGAAGTAAGTCATGTCATCAATGTAATCTGGTAGATGTCTAAGTGTTTCCACCATAGACAAATCAGCACATTGATAATCCAGATGATGTAAAAAATCATCGGGATATTCACCAAGAGATTCTCTCCACATTTCTGCTGTGGGTTCTCTCCTAGCACAACCCAGGATTAAAAAATTATCTGGCAGAAGACCTTTCTGCCAGAGTTTATAGAGAGCAGGAATTAGTTTCTTCTTGCAAAGGTCTCCCGTTGCTCCAAAGATAACAATGCCCCTAGTGAGCGGTGCCGTTTCCGTCATATTTGTCTGATTCATAGTAGTTATTTTCACCTTTTCGTATCCCGAAATAGATGGTGGCACATACAAAAGGTAGTGCTCCCCAAAGTAAGACATCAGCGAACGTCATGACCACCAAACATAGCTCTCATTCCATTCAAAACCTTGGCTGTGAAAGCACCAAGACGGCGCGACTCAAAGCGTGCCCACAACGCACTGCTGATAACAGGAATGGGTACACCAAGATCCACACCAGCGTGAACCGTCCAACGACCCTCACCACTGTCTGATACTCCCCCATCGAACTTGCTAAGCTCTCGATCGCTCCGTAGAACATCAGCGGTAAGGTCAAGTAACCAACTACCAACCACGCTCCCACGACGCCAACACTCAGCCACCTCAGCAACGTCAATGTCGTACTGATAATCGGCAGGGTTGTCCATTGGGGCGACTTCAGCGTCTCCTGCTTTGACATACTTAGAACCAGCGTTTGCTTCATGTAGAATGTTGAACCCTTCGGCGTATGCTTGCATGATACCATACTCTACACCATTGTGGACCATCTTCACAAAATGACCTGCTCCAGGACCGCCACAACGTAACCACCCGTGCTCAGCAGGTGAGACGTAGCTTCTGTCATCGGTTCTAGGGGCAGCATCGATGCCTGGTGAGAGGGCATCAAAGATTGGACGGCAAGCGGATACTGCAGTATCTGTACCACCAACCATAAGACAATATCCACGCTCCAGACCGTAAACACCACCACTAGTGCCACAGTCAAGATATTGGATGCCCAACTTAGACAACCTTTCCGCCCTGCGTCGAGAGTCTTTAAAATTGGAATTGCCATGATCAATAATAATATCGCCTTCCACACAAAATTGTAGTAGCTCATTAAGGGTATCCTCTACGGTTTCTGCTGGTACTACCATCATATAGACGCCAGGACCTTTGTCACCGACTACTTGAACAAGGCTTTGTATAGAAGTGGTATATCCACTGATATAACCCGCTTCATATTGTGCCTCAGCTTTTTGAACATTGTTTCTAAATCCGTGTACTTCGTGACCAGCAGCAATGAGACGACGGGACATACCCTCGCCCATCCTACCTAGTCCAATCATTCCTACTTTCATTTTTTAAATAAATCCTCTACTTGTTTTCGAGCGTCAGTCATTTTTTTCTTCTCACGCTCTGTGTGTTTGTACCCGTATTTACCATGGAAGATAGCATGTCCTTGGCAGAACATCGTGATCCCAAACACAAGTGCTAGGATTATACCTATCCATTCAATTATAAGTGTATGTTGAGCCATGGGAATACGGGATCGATTACTCCGATAAGTCGAAGTAGACCTTCAGCAAAAAGTGCAAGAACAACCCAACCAACACACATGCTGATAATTCCAGCATTACGATTGTGCTTTCGTATGGCATCGTCGATCATCTCCTGGACTTCTTCTTTTGTTACGTGGTTAGGTGGTTCAACACCTTTACCCCAATCTTTGAACATCAGATTTTCTCCATAGCCAAGACTAACTCTTGGTAGTGGTGTAATTCATCATTCATTATATCGAGGATCTTCTGATCGTCAGGATATGTAACAAGGTACTTTGCATATGTCACGGAAGCGTGTAGCTCTACTTCCGAGTTTAGGTGGTAAGCATACCTAGGCAGCAAAGCAGAATAAGCAACCATGATCCAGTAGTAGACCAACACCAAATGATAAGCAAAGAACCTATCGATCCAAGCAGTATGTCCACCACGGCGTTCCATCTCCTCTAAATGTTCTGTTTCGTTGACTGTCTGTTCAAAGTGTTCCTTCATCAGTTCAAAGTGTTCTGGGGTCCTGAGACCAAGAGACTCCCTGAAATGTAAGACACTTAAGAATGCAAAATAGGGTGCCCGAGCAATAGTCTCAAGCACCCA